TTCATATGGCGCAAGGTGAGAAATGTTAGATATTTTGGCTTTTAACTTTGGACAATCAACGTATTTTCCTTCGTGACGATTTATGCAGTTAAAACATATTGGGTAAAAATCAGCATTCAATGATTTGTCAGGATTGTTTTTCCACTTGTAATAATCCTTCACATATCTTGTTGGATCAGGCTGAACTCCGTTATCTTCCAAGTATTGAAAAATATTATCGTCTGTCCAATCTCGCATTGGATACAATGACATTGGCGAATCGTCTGCGTATCGAATGTCAACAGCAAGTGGAACATGACCTTTAATCAAGTCCGTATCGCTATATTTCGTTCCGATATACACTGCCCCCCAAGGCCAATTAAAAGTTCCTGTAGGACGCTGTAGAACGTCTGTTACGCCACACAGGAATTCCTCGCCTTCTTTTGGACGCTCAGTTCCAAGTGAAAGACAAACCGCAGTCTGTTTCCCCCACTGGTAGTATTTGATAAAATCAAAACGAAGTTCTCCAGTTTCAACGTCTGGCCCATCAGCAATTGCTATTTTGCTTGGAGCGTAATCGTAAACTTCCAACTTCCATTCTTTGATCAATCGATCTGAATATGCATATCGTTCACGCAATTTTGGTTCTCGGTATTGAATGACTGGCAAATCAATTCCTGCACCAAACTTGATAAGATGAAGCAATGCCGTTGAGTCTTTTCCTCCACTCCACAAAACAACTGCTCTTGGCCATCTTTTATTCCATTCTTGTATTTTATGTATTGTTGTATCTATTAGTTTTTTCATTAAATAATAATTGCACCCATTACCACTGCACCAGCAACAGCACCTCCAGTGCCGATCATTTGACTTTGTTGAGCATTTGCACTTGCCGCATTTTGTTGAGCGTTTTGAAGCATCATTTGCTCGTAGTTGCGTTTACTTTCTTGCTCTGCTTGAGAAATTTTTTGAAGTTGTCCAAGGTTAGAATTTATCCAATCGGTTGTGGATTGTCCAAGTTGTTCCGCTCCTTGCATGACGTTTCCTTGATATTGTTGCATCGAGGCAAGATTTTGTGCTTTTGCAGCTTGTTCAGCGGCAATAATTGACGCTGGATCAAGACCTCCAATTGGAGCGGGAATTTGAGCCAAATACCCTTGTTGAATTTGAAGGTTTTGAAGTCTTGCCTGCCTGCCTGCTTCTGTAGCTTGATCAAATACAGCGGAACGTCCAATAAGGCTATCGGTTCCAAGTCCAGATGTTAAACCTTTCTTGACCGACCAATTGTTCATCCATTCTTTTGTAGCATCAAGATTTGTAGCCTCTGCAACTTTAGAACCAAGTTCTTCGCGCATTTTGGCTATTTCTGGATTTGTCAATCGCTCAAATTCTTTTGAACGCTGAAGATTATCCATTCCGAATTCAGCAGCTTGTTGCGATGTTTTAGTCGCATCAAAAGTCTGCATGATTGGAGCTTGAGATGCGTAAGATTTAAGCAAATTTGCTTGATTTTGCAGCATTGCAAGTTGACCTTGAGAACCAATTTGCAACCCTCCATAACTTGCTCGAAAATCTGGTTTAGGATATGCCATATTAATATTTAAATTTTCCCGCTGATTGGAGCGTAATATTGGCCTCCTGTAGAAGATGTTTTAGGCACATATTGTTGACCTCCATATCCACCAATTCCTCCAGCACCCTTTGCTGCTCCAGCATATCCTTGCGCTGCACTACTAACAACATTTCCAGCAGCTTGAACATATGCACCAGTCATAGCACGATCTGAAGCAAGGTTTTGCGCTTGTTGTCCCAACAATGCTCCTTGGTAGTTCAATTTATTTTGCTGACCAGTTTGTTGTATGTTTTGAAAGTTTGCCATCTGATTGGCCATTTGATCTGCTACAGATTGATTGTAACCGCCAATATTTCCATACATGGAATTTTGCCAATTTTGCATAGCTTGCAAATTTGCTGCTTTTGCTGCTTCTTGCGCTGAGACAGATGTTGATGGATCAACGCCACCCATAGGAGCTTGCATTTGGCGAAGAATCTCTTGTTGCAACGCAAGATTTTGCTGGTCGTAATTTGCTTTTGCTTTCAATGCTGCATCATATGTTGCTGCATTACCAATACTTGAATCCGCAAGGCCAGTTGTATAATTTGCAATAAGACCTTGATTTTTCGCCCACTCGTTCATGTATCGAGTTGCATTATCCATGCTGGAAAGACGTGCAAGTTCAGCACCTTGTGCTTGACGCATTTGCGCCGCTTCTGGAGATACCATTTGCTCCATTTCCCTTGAACGCTGAAGATTGGCCATTCCCAATTCACCAAGTCTTTTAGATTCTTGAAGCGGATCGTATTCTTGTTGTGCGGGAGCCATTTGCGCATAAGCATCAAGCATTTTTGCCTGCGAAGCTTGTTGTTGTGCTTGCGCTTGCATCATTGCCATCTGAATAGCCAAATCGCGTGTTTGATCTGGTTTAGTCAGATATTTTTTTGCATCAACTTTTTTTGATCCTCCCATAATTAAAAAACATTCATAGAGTAAACTTCTCTATCGGTTTTAGTCAAACCTAATTTTTTCATAACGTCATTGCTAAAGTTAGGTCGATCATTGATTAGCGGAACTCCAATGTATCCGGGTTGACCAGAAAGTTGAGCATGAGCTTTCCAATCGCTCATAACCTGTATTACATTTTGCGGTCTTGTGTGTTGTGGGTGAAAGGCAGGATAGACGACAGGAAGAAATACATGATCAGAATATCCAAATAACTTGCCGTTAGAATAATGCGCGTAAACATTGATATTCGGATGTTCGATGATTTCATGGTCAAATTCCTGAGCGAAATCTTGCAATTCATAAAATTCGTTTGTTCCGTGCCTTGCTAATTTGTATTCAATTCGTGTTTTCATATTTATTAATTAGTTCCAACAATAACCTCGTTTCCGCTTAGTTCGGTTGGTATGTATCCTTTGAATCTTTCCGCTTGTTGTTGAATAACTTTATTTCGTGTGGCAAAATTACCGCACACAACGCAAGGAAGGCAATTTTCAGCATCGATTGGAATTGGAACAGAAGAATAAAGTGGAACAACTGGATCATCTGCAAATGGTGATACAAATCGATTTGGAAAACTGGTAACTTTTACAGAAGCGTCAACGATGGATGGCATATTAGCAAGGATTAAGTATTCTGTATTGGTTTGCCGCTGCATTTGCTGCTTGTTGAGCAAGAATTCCAGCCTGTTCTTCGGCGTGAGTGAAAGAAACGCTTGACAGAAACGATGCTGCTGCCGTGGCAGAAATTGACGATAGTGAAGGACAGGTCAGAGTCACAGTGCGATAAACTTTGGCATACCAAGATTGTTGATCTGTTTTAGGAACCTCATATGGACTTGGAAACAGTTCAAGCGTCAAAGTTGATCCATCTTGAGCCAGCAAGCAAGATTTAGTTTCGTCCGATTGCGGAACGCCTGTGGAACGCTCACTCCATGGGTCTTGGAACATTCTGATAGTCTCAACACCAAATTCTCCGCACCATTCGACCAACATTGAAAATCCCTTATCGATGTCTGTTGTAAGATATGATTCGCAAGTTTCCGCAGTTGCATTTCGAGATGCGGATTCCGTGATCAAACGACGATATTGAGAATTCAAAAATCCAAACTTTTCAATCTCTGTTGCAAATGGTGTGTCTTGCCACTGGTAGTCTTCTGTTACTGCTAAAATGCGCGTGTCAAGGATTGATTGATATTGCCCTTTGCTGCCGCGATACGATGCCTTGACATCTACAGTGCCTCCAATTTCGCAACACTCCAGTTCTGCATAGACAAACTGCTTGTAGTCCATTCCATCACCGAGAAGAGCGGTTTCTACTTGCGAGTAAATTCGGTTGAACAGTTCGGTTGTTGTGCCATCCGCATTGATGCTCAGATAAGAATCAACCTTGTTAGGCATGAATGACTCCCACAGAGAAATGTAAGAACCATCATTTGTGGCAGAGTAATCAACACTAAAATGAAAACAACGAGGTTGTCCATTTACAACTCCTGATGTCCACTCAACTGGACGTGTTCCAGTCCACACGCCACACCATGCAGGAATGCGCTGAGAGCCATTCTCAGCGGCAATTGCCCAATCCATAACCATTGTTGCCGAATTAAGCGGTTCAAGGTATGGGATTGAATACATCAAATAGTTTTCAAACGATGCCGCACAAATGCCAGTTTGATTTCCTGCCATGTATGCTTTTGCTCGCACCATTTCAACGTCTTTGTAAAGAACCTGCGATGACAAATAAGCGTTTCCAGCAACGTCAGCAGAAACCAATCCACCTTGCGAAAACCACCACATTTGACCTGCTTGAAATGCAATTGATTTGCCAGCTATGCAACCAACATTTGGGAAAAGAATGGTTTGGAAATTAGCAGTAGTTGTCCATGTGGTTCTGTCGTAAATACCACTTGCAAGAGCGTATGTTTCCCTGTCTGTAAAAACATACAATTTTTGATCGTTGTTTTGACCAACATAATTAACGAGTGCCGTTACAGGTCGAGTGAACGAAAAATCTCCACGTCCAGTTCCAGTGGTTCTCTCAAGCCAGCTTGTTGGATCGCCAAGATCAGATGCAAGAACGATATTTTTGTTTGCTACCCATAGTCTGTTACCAGAATACGCCATCCAAAAACCTGTTGGAATGCTCGATGTTTGAACTCCAGTTGTATTGCTTCCATCCCAATAAACAGGGGAATTTACGCCATCTTGGATGAACAAAACGCGATGTGATGGAGTTACCGAAACATCACCTCCAGAAGAAATATTTGCTGATTTTGTAGCCAACGTGAAACAAAATTGTGAAACATCTGGATCAAGCGAAACATTTGTCAACTGGAATGGTTTCCAGTCTTGAGGTTGTGTAAGTGGGAATGGACTCCAATACACTTTTCCATTTACAGCAAAAACAATGTATGGCAATTCGTCTGCTTCAACACCTTCACCATTTGTATCGTAAATTTGATTTAATGTTGTTGCGTCTGCCGCCTTGAATTGTTTGTTTGAAAGAAAAAGTATGCCGCCTTGGAAGTTCCCCGGAGGCAATGAAAGTCGCATTGATTGTCCGGGCCTTGTCTGTGCAATACCACCTCGAAATTGTGAGTTGACAGCCCATTTAACTTGATTCTCTGGCAATGCCCACGGATTACGAACGGAATTTATACCTTGCGTCCATCCAGCAGTTGTTTTTACCTGCCTCCCTTGTGTGATTTGTTCAGATTTCATGTGTTACCACATTACAGGATCAGCTCCATCTCCTTCAGCATAGCAAACTGAATTTATCTGAGGCGGAGACATAGCATGACCATCAATCGACTCTTGCTGATTCTTTAAATATCCAAAGGAAATTTGCCAATAACGCATTGCTTGATCAGCAAAATCCTTGTCTTCCAAGTCAACTGCGTGAACTGCTGCAATAATTGCACGTTCTTGCTCAAGCGGAATATAATCATACACGCTTGTAATGCTTGGATTACTAACTTTGTAAATAATTCTTGCCCACGCGCAAGGTTTTCCAATGCGAATCCTGCGGTAACTTGGATTGACTTCTGTTGGATGATATTGGCCAATCAACGTCATATCGTTGCTGCGTCCGTAATCCCAAGCATAAAGAGAAACAAAACCATCTGTAAGTGGCTTTTCAATATGAGCAACACTTTTAACAAAGACAGGATCAGAAATTGCATCAACAAAGAATGTGGATGACACAGAATTGCCTGTTGTCGTGTATGTCCTGCGTCCAGTTGTTGAAGTCAAATTACGCGCATTAGAAAGCGTGTCGTAAAGCTCGAAAGAATTGTTATCAATACGACGAACATAATAATTCGTGTTTGGCAACAATCCAGTCGGCAACGTGTCTCCTTCTTTTGCGCGAGTTACAAGCACTGTTCCTGTCTCGTAAAGCGATGAATCTGCAACAATGTTGTTTGATGGTTGAACTTGAACGTCACGGATAATATCAAGGCTCAATTGACCACTTCCAGTTGAAGAAAGAATTACTGGAGATACACCGCTATAAACACGAACGGAATCACCAATAAGTTTTATAGTGTAATCTGTGCCAGCAACCAATGGAAGAGGTAGTGTTCCAGAAGTCGAAAATCTAACAACTTCGTCTTCAGTCAAGAACGCAGTATTTACAGGTTTAATCAAGTTTGAATCAACTGAAGGAGAAACCTGCGTCCGAATTGCGTAATATGTTTGCCCAGTTCCAAAAGAATCAATGTTGATAAGACCAGTTGTAGATGGTGGATTTGTTGCGTTTGCAAACGTATCGTAAATTTGACTAAGTGTATTTGAAATATACCTAAGATACCTTGGTGTTACTCCATTATCAATTGAAGGCGATGTTGTTGGTAAAATGTAATCTGTGCCAAAGTAAATTTGCTGACCAGTTGCAAGTGTTGTAAAATCTCCGAGCCAATTATTTGTAAAATCAACGCCAAATGCGCGAGAAAGAACAACATAAAATGTTCCTGTTCCAGAAGATGTAATATTTACATCGCTAAAATCTGTGTTTTGAACAGTAAATGTTTTATTAATAATATCTGGAGATTCAGCTCTATATGCAGTTCCTGATGTTAATGGAGAAGGCAACGCGCCAGTTGAAGAAAAATTTACAAATACACCAGTAGATGGAGTTATTGTTACATCTGGAGTTGTGGCATATCCACTGCCAGATGTTATTACATTTAAACTTGTAACAACTCCACCGCTAACATTTGCTGTTGCAGTTGCTCCACTTCCAGAACCTCCAGTTATTTTAACTTGTGGAGTTTCTATATATCCAGAACCTCCAGAAATTTGAGTAAAATGAGATAAAAAAGATGTTGTAATTGTTGCTGTTGCTGTAGCTTGAGAACCAGATAGTTTTTGAGATGTTATGTCTACTCCACCAGCTGGACTACCAAGCAATGAAGATACAGTGTATGTAAAAGTTTTTGCTCCTGCATTTACAGAAATAATTGTTATTGTTCCATTAAATCCAGATGGTGAAGCTCCGCTTATTATTATTTTGTCTCCAGCAATATATCCATGAGTTTCATTTGTGGTTGCTGTAGCTACAGTTCCAGTATATGCGGTAGATATAATTGTTCCTGTTGCTGGACTTGCTGTTATGGTTGAAAGTGTTGTATATGTAAATATGAAGTCATCTATTTTATTTATTGTAAATTCTCCATTATACTCAGTCTGATTGGCTCCACTAATTGTAACAACTTGACCATTTCCATATCCATGACCTGCTGGAATAACACAAGTTGCAGTAGTTCCAGAGCCAGTAAGATTTCCAGCAGAAATTGTTTTGTTTGCACCAACTTTTGTTATTGATGTTACTTCCAGCAACTGTTGAACTGGTTGATCAATTGTAATTGTTGGAGCATCAATATATCCAAATCCGGGGTCTGTAAGAACAATATTTATTAACTTGTTATTTACTGTGTCTCTTATAGAATACCCTGTTGCTGTTTTTTGTTTTCCATACAAAGGACTTGTTATTGGTGGAGTTGGAGGGGAAGAAAATGTAATATTAGGGTCTGAAACATATCCGCTTCCTTGAAATACAACTCTTGTAGATGTTACAGAGCCAACTACAACCGCTTGAAAATTTGCTCCGCTTCCTGATGGAGTAGATATGTTTAATCCTATAGCAGTAATTTGATTTTCTTTACCAGATTCTGCTGTTGCTTGAAGTAATTTTACAAGAGAATTTGTTCCTGTTCCAGCAGTTGTAATCTTGATTGGATTTACAAAATTTGTTGTTGTTGATGCAATGGCATCAGCTTGATTTTCGTGCAATGAAACAGAGAAATCGTCAACAACATTTACAAAATAATTTTGATTTTCAATTAATGGTTGCGGCAATGTTCCGCCATTAGTAATTGCTTGAACTTGGTCACCATCATTAAAATAATGCTTGACATTAAATACAAGTTTTGTTTCTGGAACGATTGCCTTCCGAATATCAATGTCAATCGGAGACATTGAACCAGTCGTATAAATCGGATTGCTATTACTCTTCGCATCAGAAAGTGAACTAAAGATGTTCAAATGCGTCGAATCAATCGGTTGTGCAAAGTATGTTTTCTTTTGTTCCAATGGCGCAGGAAGCGGCAATGTCGGAAAAACAACTTCGTTTGGCGAGTCAATAGCAAATGTTGGCGCAACTGCAAATTCAAGAGAAGTTACAACTTGAGCATTGCGTTGATCGCGTAATTGCATTGAACCAAAACCAACGATACTTGATAGCGCGATTGGATATTGCAGTGATTGAGCATTCAGCGAATCTCCAAACAACTGCACTGTGAAAGCGTCGATTACGCCAACGTAGTAAGTTTGACCATCGTTTAACGGAACTGGAATTGTGCCTGTAATGACTCTTGCAGACATTCCTTGTCCAGAAGTCAAACCATGCGGCGTTGTTGTCGTAAAGTCTGTGATAGGATCAATGGCAACGTCCCTTGTTGCAATCGTAGCACCATCTGGAGTAATTGTTCCGTATTGGAAGTCTTGCTGAGAGTGAATTGGAATCAGAAGACCATCAACGCCAGCACCATTCGGCATTTGCGAACGGAGAATGCGATTGTTTTGATCAGTTCCAAGAACACGAAGTTTCTTGCCAACATCATTATTGCTTTCAGCCACCGCAACAAGCTGAGAAGGCTGAATAATGTCCATCAGCGTTGCTACATATCCTCGGTCATCCCATGCCCACTCAACGGAATTATACATCCCGCCTTTGTTTACATGGTATTGGAATAGACGATTTCTGAAGTATGTCGGAGAACCATCGATGTTGACAGCAAGCGGAACGTCAATGCCGCGAGGCAATGCGAGACTGCAACGATCCCAACCAGTGCAGACATCAACTTCTGCGGTGGTGTGCGTCCAGTGTCCAGACTCCATCAGGGTCTGAACCGCTTGCTGAATTTTTCTGAATACCTTTTTGGTATCCGTTGTGCCTAAAATTTCAGCGCATTCATCGAAGATTTCCGATACAAACATGGCGCGAAATTATCGCATCGAGCCTTCTTGTGCAAGAGAATTAAGGAATGCCTCGTCTTCGCTTGCAGAAGCTTCTGGAGGCATCATTTCTCCCTCTGGAGCAGTTGCACCACTCTTTTGAGCGTCAACCTCTGCCTTGAGCGATTCAAGGCCAGTAGCAAGCTGCGTAACGAGCGTGTAGATGGCATCAAATGCGTCAGAAGGCATTTCTACCATTACTTGACCACCATTAGGCATAGCCATGTCAGGAGTTGGTGCGGCCATTTCACTTGGCATCGCGTCTGGTGTTGGTGTTGGTGCTTCGGTTGGAAGCGTATTTTTTGGAGGCATAAAATTAATCTTCGTCTTCTTCGGTTTCGTCTTCGGTTTCGTCTTCGTCGGATTCTCCAGCGGCAGCTTTCAAACCCATTTCAATAGCGTCTTCAGTATCTTCTTTTTCTTCTTTTTCTGGCATTTCTTCGCAGCACTCTGGCTTGATGCCGCAGATTTGAAGTTCAACGGAATGACGCTTTTCATTTTTGCCATTGCGAGTGATGTCTTCTGTGCGTTCCATCACTTTTTTGTAATGGATAACAGCCATGCCTTCTTTACCAAGTTTTTCAAGTCCTTTGACATTGTCAAAATAAAGAGAAGGATAGTGATATTTTGGAGATTCGCTGGATTCATCAGAACCCATAGAAATCTTCATTCCTTCAGACTTTAGTTCTTCACCAAGATCAATGAAATCTGATTTCAATTTAGATTTTTTAGATGTGTATGGCATATTAATTCAGAATATCAGGCCATGTTGCTTTGATTCCAGCAAGATCATCAGGAAGTGGAGTCAAAGTGACATCGCGGAGTGCTTGCTTTGCGGCAATAATTTCAGCTTTCTTCACTTCGTCTCCTGCCTCAACTGCCTTCATAAAGTCAATGTCAAGTTTAGCGAGCTTTGGTGCGCGAGCAGCACGGAACTTATCAAGGTGGATAGCCTTGGCTTTATCAATGTTTACCTTTGCGCCAAGTTCAGCGTCAAATTCATATGCGTTGAAGTAGTCGTTATCAATGTCAACTGAATCGACAATCTTGTATTCTATTCCTTCTGGAACATCTTTGATTGCGTTATTAACATCGCCAGTAGGGATGACTACAGCTACTTGTCCGTTTGGTTGTGGGTAAGTGATAAACATAAGATTAATTTCCGAATACTACAACAAAATTTTGATCTCCGTCTTGAAGTGCTGGCGTTAAAACATTCATATTGCGAATCCTAATAGAAGTTGCAGATATACTATAACCAATATTTTGCGCACAAGCTGTTGCATTATTTGAAAGATCACCAAAACTAACGCAAGCCGCATAATTTGCATCAGCAAATGTTCCAATAGGAAAATTTACAGTGTAATCACCAGTTCCAGTTTTCGTAACACTTGAGACATTATAAGATGCTCTTGGAGTAATAGGTGTAGCAAGAGTCCCATCAAAATTAACCCATGCTTTTGCAATCTGCTTCTGCTCGTTAGTGCCAAGTTTTGCTGCGGTGACAGAACCATTTGCAATCTGCGTTGCTCCTACTGCGTTTGCTGGAATAACAGCACTCGTCAGCGAAGTTGCATCGTTAAAAGTAATACCTGCGGAGTCGATTGTTGTTGGCATAAGATTAGTTTCCGAAGATTGCTACATTTGAAAACCCGTCATCCCACAAAGTTTTATTATTATTTGCATTTATATACATTGATTGAATTCTTATATTATTTACAGTTCTTGGAACTGTATTATCGTATGAAGAAATGGTTGCAAGAACAGTTGCAATAGATGATGTTGAAGAAGACGCATTCATTACATAATCCGCATCACTCATTGGTGTAGTAAATGTAATCGTGTAATCGCCAAGTCCATTACGAAGAACGCTGGTTACATTTCCACTTGCGCGAATAAGACGATTTGTATTTGCTGTGCTAACTGCGCCAGTAGTATCGCGGGTTCCATCGAAGTTCACCCATGCACGGCAAGCGTAGGCAGGAGCAGAACCAGTCGTAGTGGAGAACTTGGTTGCGGTATCTGCGTTACCAGTAACATTACCAGTAAGATTTGCAGTAATGCCAGAGGTAGTCAGTGTAGCGGCAGTTGAGCCATTGACTTTGATATACCCTTGCGCGAGGGAACTATCGTTTTCGAGTGTGAGTGATGTTGCCATATGTTATTATACTACTGTCCAAACTGATCCACTTGGGATTGTGACTACAACTCCAGAATCAACTGTGACTGGCCCAGCAGACATTGCGTTTTTGTTTGTAGAAATTGTATAGTTGGTAGTTACATTCTGGTCGTTCTCCCAAAAAATAGCGTCTCCTCCAGAACCTGTAGCTCCACCACTTGGGCCAGTGGCTCCAGTGCTTCCATTTACACCAGACAAACCTGTTGCTCCAGTAGAACCAGTAATGCCCGTAGCCCCTGTAGGCCCACCACTTGGGCCAGTAGCACCTGTCAATCCAGTTGCGCCAGTTGCTCCACCAGCGGGGCCAGCAGAACCAGTAGCCCCAATAGGCCCAGTTGATCCAACAGGGCCAGTTGCACCCATAAATGTGCCGTCGTTAGCAAGTCGAATAAAATAACACATCAAACCTTCATCAGTAAGACGAGGTTGATCAAAAATTTCGGTAGTGTTATTAGGATCGCAAGGAATGTCCCAAACAACTCGACCATTTACAATGCTTTTATTGATCGTTCCATAAAGAGCAAAAACCAAATTGTCAATCAACGAAGGAACTGACTCTGATGAAATCTGAGGATACGGAACTTCTGGGCAACAGGCACTGCTGTAAGTTGAATTATTGCTATTGCAGGACATATAAGATATAGTTTTTTTACATTATCTAACGATTAAGTCAAAACATTTTTTACACTACTGTCCATACTCCTCCAGATGGCACAGTCACAGTTACTCCAGATGCAATTGTTATTGGGCCAAAACTACCAGCGTTTATTCCAACTGGAATTGAATAAGATGTATTCACAGTTTGTCCGTTTTGCCAAAAAACAGCATCAGTTCCAGCTCCTGTCGCGCCATTACCAACTCCAGTTGCACCTTGTGGGCCTGTGGAGCCTTGAATGCCAGTCGCGCCAGTAGTTCCAATGCCTGTAGCACCAGTATTTCCAGTAACTCCAGTTGCCCCTGTGCTTCCTTGATTTCCTGTTACGCCTGTAGCACCCGTAGAACCAATTCCCGTTGCACCTTGAACACCTTGAATTCCAGTGCTTCCAGTTGATCCTTGAATACCTTGGATGCCTTGAACTCCTTGAATGCCTGTTGAACCAGTCGCGCCAGTTTGACCAATGCCAGTTGCACCAGTTGATCCTGTGCTTCCTTGTATGCCTTGTATACCCGTTGCACCAGTAGAACCTGTTGAACCTTGTCCTCCTGTTATGCCAGTTGCTCCAGTTGCGCCCTGTATACCTTGAATGCCTGTAGCTCCCGTGCTACCTTGCAATCCAGTAGCTCCTGTCAAACCAGAAGTAACAATTGCAAAAATCAACTGCTGGTTATTTGCAAATTGAGATGTCCCGCCAGATGCAACAAGCGTTACAGGAATTGAGATATAACTGTTAATTACAACTGTTGGAGTTGCCGTAATTTGCCAAGTTTGGTAATTGTTTGAATTACCCTGATCTTGAATAACAAATGTATCGTTTGTTTTAAATAACGGAAAGAATACATCAATGTCATTACCGAGAGCATCAATATGAGAAAGCGTTACATTTGTGGAAGATGTTTGAGTTGCATTATCCCAAAACAATGTTTGAACTGATGGAATTCCAGATAATGTGGTTGTATCTGCTTTATAATTGTAAAAAGAAGAAGATTGTCCAGCAGCACCAGTAGCCCCGACTAATCCCGTTGCCCCCGTAGCACCTAAACCAGTAGCACCTGTCGATCCTGTTGATCCATTCAATCCTGCAACACCACTTGCTCCTGTCCCACCTTGAATGCCTTGAATACCAGTCGCGCCCGTTGATCCAATGTTTCCTTGAATTCCAGTAGCACCAGTTGTCCCAGTTAATCCTTGAATACCTTGGATGCCTTGCACGCCTTGAGGGCCAGTCGCGCCGATTAATCCTTGAGTTCCAGTTGCTCCAGTAGCTCCAATTCCAGTAGCACCTGTGGCTCCTGTAGCACCAGCAATCATTGCTGTAGTCTGGATTGTGTTATCGCCAAATTTGATTCCGGTTGTATCTACGGATAAGGCAACTGCTGCATCTGGAGTTACGCCAATACCTACCCGACCAGTATTTGAAACCACAAATGCCGTGGCATCAGGAGTTGTTTCATCCTCCACTCGCAAAGCTTCCCCCGTTCCTCTTTGCGTAACTCGTAAAGCAGGGAATGAATTGGAAGTGTCAACTGTTTGAATTGAATTAAATGTATTTGCAAGATTTGTAGCCGCTGAATTATATGATACCCCACCTGATCGCCAAGCGAACCTGTTACCGCCTGTAATCCATAAATCTCCATTTGCTGTAGTTGTTGGACTCGTTCCTACAATAGCTCCAATATTAAGTTTAGAAGAAGTATCGTCAGCGGCAGCAATTAACTTTCCTAACATTGTATCGCCAGACTTTTGAACAAATGTAGAAGTATCTGCTGATGGGCCAGTTGCACCAGTTGAACCTGTTACTCCAGTTGCGCCTGTAGAACCAGTCGATCCTGTTAAGCCTTGAATGCCTGTTGCTCCTGTTGCTCCAGTTAAACCTGTTGCACCAATTCCTCCATCTCCAGATAGCGCAATTTGCCAATCTGAAAATGTTCCAGAACCTTGTATTTTGTCTACATAAACAGTTACGAAATCATCAGAAACTTCAATAATGTTGCCTTCAACCCAATCAAAAGGATATGCCGAATTTGCAACCGCACGAATTCTTGATCCATATGTCCATCCAACATCTGCGCTGGTAAAATAAAATGTTCTTAGTCCAACTTGAATTGGTTGAGATGTAAAACTTTGACGAG